CAGGTATCTGGACTCATGTTTAAGCTCTTAAGTTCTTAGAAACTAGTCTGAGAGCTCTTAGGATTAGTCCAGAAGCTATAGTACATAAACTAAGAACATGACAAAGACCTTAAAATAAGTAGACTTAATAGTCCTTGGCCGCAGGGTTATTGTCAGAATTGCGAGAAGATTCTGTCAATTTCCACCCCCATAGGCGCCTAAGCACAAAAAACAGCCTCTCCATACCTTTACGTCCAAAAACAAACCCGTCCAAAAATAACCCATCCAAAAATAACCCCCTCCCAAAAATATAACAACAAAAATCCGCCGTGCACGAGCATCCATATAACACCGCGCCGCTTCAACTCTTTCAAACCCGATATAATCGCGATTGTTTATTGATAATAAAATGTATACAATTTGTAGTATATTATATATGTAAGAAAGTATTTTTTAATATTATTTAAGGAGTGCTAATTGTGTCTTCTCAATATAATAATACTATTCAAGAAAGTTTTGATTTAGATAATATAAACCATGAGGCGCAACGCATAGAAGAAGTACTACAGAAAAATACAAACTTACACAAAGATTATATATATGTAGCAAATAATAAATTATATTACCGTAATAGTGCAGCTAGTGTAATAAAATATATAATTAATGAAGAAACAGGAAAAGTTGAAGAAGATGAAGATTGTATAATAGTATGTAAAAGCTGCAATGAAGGGAAGACACTTGATAACTATACACCATATGACAAACCTAATAAATTTGGAATACAACCAAGACACACAATATGTAAAAAATGCTACAATGCTAATGATACCAAAGTAAAATTAAATAATAGAAAGAGCGCAGCCCTTGTAGTTCAAGAAACCGAAGAGCAAAATTTGCCGCTTTGGGATATGCTTGAGGGGGAGACTCACTCAGAGTTTGCTGCATGGACAACATATAGAGATTTGTACCCGGATATGTACCCAACAATGAAAAAAGTATCAGCACTATTGAACATAGCTGAAACAAAAGTTATAGAGTACGCCAGAAAGTGGAATTGGAATAAGCGCATGGAACACTGGGTGCGTTATTACGACGCGGATGTNCGGGCTGATAAGATGAAACGCCGCAGAGATATGTTGAACAAACATATAGCCATGGCACAGAAACTACACGACAAGGCGATGGAAAGATTAGAAAACCTAGACCCAAATGAGCTTGAGCCAAATGAACTTGCTAAGTGGCTTGAGTTAAGTGTTAAGATAGAAAGACTATCATTAGGTTTGAACCCTGCTAAGGCTGTAGATGATGAGCGTGTAGGAGAAGAGCTGGAGCAGCACTTCCAAGCATATGCTAAAAATGTTCAAGACGGATCACCTGCAGCTACAAGTACATTGAATAATGTTTTGGAAGTTTTGAGAAGATCTGGCGCTTTGAAAGTTACTTTGGCGCAAGAACAAAAAGTCACTATAGAAAATCAGGATGATAGCGATGGACTTGAATAAGATTGATATTAATGAATTGACAGAAGAAGAAAAACAAAAGCTAACAAGATTACTGACACCAAAAACTACCAAGTATATAATACATGAGCCGCACGAAAAACAGACAGCATTCCTGCTACTAGATGTCTTGGAGGCGATGTATGGCGGGGCTGCCGGAGGAGGTAAATCGGACGCACTATTGATGGCCGCACTACAATATGTAGATGAGCCTGACTACGCAGCGATTCTGTTTAGGAAGTCCTTCGCTGACTTAGCACTGCCAGGAGCACTGATAGACCGCTCCAAAGAATGGTTAACTGGGTTTGATGATGTTAGGTGGCATGATAGAGAAAAGACATGGTACTTTCCGTCTGGAGCTACACTGACTTTTGGTTATCTTGAGAATGAAAATGATAAATATAGATATGCTAGTTCAGAGTTTCAGTTTATCGGATTTGACGAGTTAACACAGCTGACTGAGGATAATTATAGGTTTCTGTTTAGTAGACTTAGAAGATTAAAAAAATCAAAAATTCCGTTGAGAGTAAGAGCTGCTAGCAACCCCGGTAACTTGGGGCATGAGTGGGTTAAGCAGAGGTTCTTGATTGAGGGGCCTGAAAAAGGCCGCGTATTCATACCAGCAGATATTGATGATAACCCCTACTTGAACGCAGATGAGTACGATGTGTCACTACAGCAATTAGACCATATAACAAGAGAGCAACTTAGGTGGGGTAACTGGGATATAACTCGTGAAGGTAACATGTTTAAAAAATCATGGTTTCCTATTGTAGATACTCTGCCTAAGACATTTAAGAAAATTCGTTACTGGGATTTGGCTGCAACGGAAATAACGAATGCTAATAAAAGGAAAAAGAGACGCGCCGATACAACAGTGGGTCTTAAGATGATTGAGAGTGGCGGCGTGTTTATAATTGAGGATGTCATAAAGGTTAAGCAGACACCAAAAGATGTAGAGGATCTGATAAGAAAGACAGCTGAGCGCGATGGAAAAGCAGTTCAGATTGGTATAGAGCAAGAGCCCGGCGCCAGTGGAATATATACACTTGACCATTACAAAAGAAATGTATTGAAGGGATTCATTGTAAAAGAAGGAGAAGCCCGAGTTAATAAAGTTGTTAGAGCGCAGCCAGCAAGTGCCGCAGCAGAGCGTGGTTTGATACAATTATATAAGGGTGATTGGAATGAGAGCTTCTTAAATGAAGCAGAAGCATTCCCTTCATTTGGTGTAGAAGATAACCAAATTGATACATTGAGCGGCGCTTATGCTAACTTAGCAAGTAGTATGTCCCACAATATGGCTATTCCAATAGAAATTATGAGTGAGTATGGGTCATATTGGAAAATGTAAAAAGGACTGATACAATGTCGGATTTCTCAGTTGTAGGAGCGCGGTCTAGTATAGGTAGGTCAGGTTTGAACAGATTTGGCGGATATGTGTTTGAGGATTTCCTGCCGTATCTTACAATGCCGTATTCACTAAAAATATACAAAGAAATGTCTATGAATGATCCTACAATTGGTTCTATTATTTTTGCTGCTGATCAATTAATAAAAAATACTTCGTGGCGAGTTGAGACTGAGGGAACTTCGAATATAGAGCTTGAGGCTAAGGAGTTCATAAACGAATGTATGCATGATATGAGTTTCTCTTGGATTGATACAATTGCAGAAATTCTGTCAATGTTTGTGTATGGTTGGAGCTGGCATGAGATAATATATAAATATAGAGGCGGTAATGTAAGAGATCCTAAAAAGAAAAGCAAATATAATGATGGCAAAATTGGTTGGAGAAAAATAGCTGGTCGTTCACAAGATACTTGGGAAGAATGGCTGTTTAAAGAAGATTCAGTTGTTGGAATGGTACAGAGCTCACCACCAGACTTTAACTCGGTTAAAATACCGCTTGAAAAATCCTTGTTGTTTAGAACAAGAGTTGATAGAGATAACCCAGAAGGCAGAAGCTTATTAAGAAATGCGTATAGACCATGGTTCTTTAAAAAACATATAGAAGAAATTGAAGGTATTGGTATTGAGCGCGATCTTGCGGGTCTACCTGTACTTACGCCTCCGCCTGATATAAACTTATGGGATACAGATAATCAAGATGCAGTGCGATTAAAAGAATACGCTGAAAATATGGTGCGCAATATTCGTAGAGATCAGAATGAAGGCGTAGTTCTCCCTAATGGATGGGATTTAACTTTGTTAAGTTCTCAAAGCGCTCGCCAGTTTGACACTAATGCAATTTTAAATAGATATGATCAGCGAATTGCTATGACAATGCTCGCTGATTTAGTTTTGTTAGGATCTAGTAGAGAGGGCAGTTTCGCGTTAGCTGATGCAAAAAAGGGTTTATTAGCTTCGGCTTTAGATGCTCAGCTCAAGTCTATTGCTGAAGTATTCAATAATAAAGCAATACCAAAACTACTGCATTTAAATGGTTATTCAGATGATATAATAACACCTATACTGAAGCCAAGCAGTGTATCAGTACCAAAGCTTACTGAATTAGCACGCTATATTACAGCCCTGTCTGGTGCAAATTTCCCATTATTGAATGATGAAAATCTTGAAGAATATCTACGGCACGTAGGTGGTTTACCAATGAAATCTGCTGAGGCTACTGCAGGAGAAGAAAATGAAGATAGTTCAGGAGATACTACAACGGATTCTTATGATAGCGTTTGGGATGAAGTGCATAGAGAAGGGAAATAAGAAAGGGGTGATATAGTGCAGTGGTACAGTAAGTTAGCAAATGCTTTGAGTACTTTGACAGAAGGAACTATAAAGTATACTCACACTAAAGCTGATATTACAACAAGCAGCACAGCAGCACTCGCCGCAAATACTGATCGTAAATATACCCTTTTAATAAATATTAGTGACACTGACATATATTTGAAGGCGGATGGTAATGCTGCTGTAGTTGGTAGGGGCATATACTTAAAGGCTAATGGAGACAGTTATGAAATGTCACCAAGAATTGGTAATTTGACTACAGCTGCAATAAAAGGGATCCATGATGGTGCAGGTAATAAAGGTTTACTTGTGACTGAAGGTGAGTAAATGTCTATACCAGTAAATATGAGAAGTGCTTTAAGGAATATGTAGTAACTATGCATAATTAGGAGGTGTTGTTTTTGGGCGATGATTTTGAAATTATAAAAATTGATACTACAAGAAACTTAGTTTTTGGCTGGGCAAACGT